AACGGTCAAAGTCTTTTCGGTGGCGGTACTCTAAATTACCAGGATTTATTAAGTCAAGGTCTTCAAGAAAAAGAAAAACTTGAAGCTAAATTAACAGATAAACAAACAGCTGGATTTGGAGATGCAGAACCACCTCTTTTCTTTGTCGGTTAATGTTTAAAGTAAAGCAATATAAAAAGGGTGTTTATAGACCTATAAACCCTAAAAAATATTTGGGTACTTCTGATCCAATATTTAGAAGTAGCTATGAGCTATATTTCTTTAAATGGTGTGATAATAACCCCAGAATTTTAGAATGGGCATCTGAAGCTGTAGTTATACCCTATGTTTCTCCTTTAGATGAAAAAGTACATAGATATTACGTAGATAATAGTATTGTTTATAAAGTTAATTTAAATTTAATTAAAAAATTTCTTGTAGAGATTAAACCGTATAAACAAACTATACCCCCAGTAAATACCTCAAGAAAAAAACAATCTACCTTTATTACTGAAGCTACTACTTATGCAAAAAATCAAGCAAAATGGGAAGCAGCAAGAGAGTGGTGTAAAAAGAGAGATTGTGAATTTATGATATTAACTGAAAAACAATTGTTTCCAAAATAACTTTCTATATCTAAGTTATAGTTTCTTATAACAGCGATATTTAAATTATATCCAGAAAAAACAAAAAATAGGTAAGCTTAGTTATAAATAATTATATAGTATACTATTATGGCAAACGCACATAAACTTTTAGTGGAATCGCCCGACTTTGAGAGCTTCACAGTTATAAGTGAAGAAAAGAATCTTAAAGATGGTAAGAAGAGGTTGTATCTTGAAGGCCCTTATATGATGGCTAACGAGGTTAATAAGAATAAGAGATGTTATGATCTCAATGAAATGATTAATGAAGCTAAGCGATATACCGACGAATGTATTAAAAATGGTAGAGCTTTAGGAGAGTTAAATCACCCTTCGACTGTTGATATTGACTTATCAAGAGCTTGTCACAACGTTATCAATCTTAGACAAGAGGGTAATTATTTTATTGGTAAATCTCAGGTTCTTTCAACCCCTATGGGAAAGATTGTTGAGAATTTAATTGAAGATGGGGTTACTCCTGGTGTATCAACGAGATGTTTAGGCCAGTTAGAACCAGATCCTATTAAAGAAGATATTAACAGAGTTAAGAATATGAAGTTAGTGGCTATTGATGTAGTAGCAGATCCTTCATGTCCTAAGGCTTTTGTAAATGGAATTTTAGAATCTAAACAATGGATTCTAGATAATAATGGTGAATTTTCTGAGGCATATGAAGCTTTAGAAGGTTCGTTGGTAAGCTTACCAAGAAAAGAAGTTGATAAGTACTTATTTGAACAAGTATTAAACTTCATAACCCAGCTTAAGTAAAAATATGAAAGAAAGAAAAGAATTAAGAGAATTTATCAAACAGGTAGGCTTAAAAAATTATTCAGAAGCCAATAAATATTTACAACGTGTTATTGATTCTAAAGTAAAAAATAGGATTAAGCAATCATTTAATAAACCACTTTTTTAAAAGCTTATGTCAGCTATAATTGAAAAATTAAAAGAAGTTACCAAAGATATGTTGAGTGAGGAAAACCTCAATCAACTTTCCGAGGCATTCGAACAGCAAGTCGATAAGATTGCTGAAGAGCGAGCTAAGCTACAATTAGAGGGTCTTGCAGTAAAGATTGATGAAGATCACGCTGCTAAAGTTGAAAAACTTGTAGAAGCTATCGACCGCAATCACTCTGACAAGCTCATGAAAGTAGTTGACGCTATTACCGAAAATCATACTCACAAATTACAAGCTGTAGTTGGTAAGTATGAGAAGGCTCTTAACGAAGACGCAAGTACATTTAAGAACACTCTTGTTGAATCAATCTCAAATTATCTTGAGGTTTATTTAGAAGAAAACATGCCAAGCGAAATGGTCGCAGAGGCTGTTAACAATAAGAGAGCTATGAATGTATTAAGCGAGTTAAGAAATATGCTTTCAATTGATTTAGTCTTAGGTCAAGAAAATATTAAGTCTGCCGTTTTAGACGGTAAGCAAAAACTTGATGAAAGTGCCCAATCAATTGCTAAATTGAAAAAGCAAAACAGAGTTCTCGCTGAGAAATTCGAAAGAGCAAAATCAGATTTAATCCTTGAGAAGAAAGTTAGCGGTTTAGCTGACGATAAACAATCTTATATTAAGAGAGTTTTCGAAGGCAAGACTGCCGAGTTTATCGCTGAAAACTTTGATTATACATCCAAGTTATTCGATAAGCAAGAGCTCAAGAAGATCGAACAGTTAACCGAGCAAGCTAAAGAGCAGTCTATTTCCGCTAAGGTTGATAGACCAGTCGTAGAAGAAAGCACAGAAGTTGTTGAAGAAAGTGCTAACGGTACTCCTGACCATCCATTAACAAGAACTTATATGGATGAGCTCGGTAGATTCTAATTAAAAAATTTATTGTTGAGGCACAAGCCTGATTAAGTTATAAGCTTATTTTTAAAAATTTAAAAAGTTAAATATATGAACAAAATTAAACCATCACAGTCCTATATTTCTCCTGATAGAGCTAGCGCTCTTTTAGAGAAATGGTCTCCTGTTCTTGACTTTAGTTCCAAGAACGTAAGAAATATCGAAGACGATCACACTCGTCTTAACACGGCAATCCTTCTCGAAAACCAAGAGAAGTGGTGTATTGAAGAAAACGCAAACTTAGCTGGTGGCACCGGTGGTGTCTTCGGCGGTGCTTATGCTGGTAACGGCGGTATGGGCTCCTACGGTGGCGCAGTCGGTAATGCTTCTGGTGATGCCAATGCAGATTGGTACGCTACAGGTGACGCTCGCTTACCTAAGATCCTCATCCCGATGATTCGTCGTACCTTCCCTGAGTTAATCACAAATGAAATCGTTGGTGTTCAGCCAATGTCTGGTCCTGTTGGATTAGCATTCGCTTTACGTTACAAGTATGACAACGAAGTCTTAGGTGATCAAATTACTGGTAAGTACAACGACAACAACGGTACAGTTCCTCCATACCCATGGCAGGCTGATGCCGCTGGTGTTGTTAACAACGGTTCCTTCGGTCACACTGTTTCTGGTGAATTGGGTTACAACTATCTTGATACTCGCTTCACTGGTGCTGAATCTGCTGAGTTATCTGCATACCAAAATGATTCTAACTTCGAAATCATCTCAGAAGATCAGGGTGTTGCTCAGTTATTAGCTAACTACGAATTCACATCCAGAATTCCTACAGCTTCTATCTCTTTCGAGAAGACAGCTGTTGAAGCTGGTACACGTAGATTAGCAGCTCGTTGGTCAGTTGAGCTTGAGCAGGATCTTAAGAACATGAACGGTATTGATATTGACGCCGAGTTAACCAATGCAATGAGCTATGAGTTACAGGCTGAAATTGACCGTGAAATGGTCATCAGAATGATCCAAGTTTGCTTACGTTACTCCAGTAATGGTTCATTAACCACATGGTCTGCTTCTGCTGCAGATGGTCGTTGGTTAGCTGAACGTAACAGAGACTTCTATCAGAAGTTAATTGTTGAAGCAAATAGAATTGCTGTTCGTAACAGAAGAGGTGCTGCTAACTTCATTATCGCTACTCCTAGAGTTTGCGCTATCCTTGAAGCACTTCCAGAGTTCAGCTGGATGACAGTTGACGGTAATGTTAATACTCAGCCAACTGGTGTTGCTAAGGTCGGTTCTGTTGGCGGTAGATTCCAAGTCTATCGTGACACAAGAACAGACGCTCAGAACCTCGCTGGCAGAAGAACAACTGTTGAGTATGCTCTCTTAGGCTATAAGGGCCCTGAGTTCTACGACACAGGTATTATCTACTGTCCGTATATCCCAGTTATGGTACAACGTACAATCGGTCCTAACGACTTCGCTCCACGCGTAGGCTTGCTTACCCGTTACGGTGTTGTTGACAACATCTTCGGTGCTAACTTGTACTACACGTTGGTTATTGTTAAGGGCTTAGGTACTGCGTTTACCCCTGCTACGAGCGTTGTATACTTCTAATCGTATACTACATTAGATCACAAAAAAACCTCAGCCGCAAGGCTGAGGTTTTCCTTTATATTAGTTATGTCGTAATGCTTTCCAATGATGATCGATATTCTTTAACCATTGTTTCGAATCATCTAACGAACGTTTAGATTGTTCGATCATCTCTTCTTTATCTGGAGCAGTGCAACGTTTATAGTCGCGAATTGCCCATTTTTTTGTCTTCACATTTGCAATGTGATGTGCGATTTCAGCTTGCAGTATGGCTACCTTCTTCCAGTGTTCTAATTGCATCTTTATCATAGTAGGCAATTCTTAGAAAAAGTGCAACTAAGAATTGCCTCTTTTTATGATATTACTGCCTACCTGTCCTTTCAAAAGGAATTTCTGTATCAATTACTGACTTATCAATTAAGTCAACATTAGAAGCTCTAATAGGATTAATGTCAATACCTCCTCGTCGAACATAATAACAAAACACTAGCAGTTCCTCTGGTTTGTATGTATCGTAGAGACGTTTGTAAATAGCTTCACAAATCTCTTCATGAAAGTGACATTCATCACGAAAAGAAATAACATATCTAAGGAAGTCAGTATAATCAACTTCATTCGTTCCCTTAATATGAACATATACATCTCCCCAATCTGGCTGACTAGTCACCTTACAATTCGATTTTAATAGTCCAGAGGAGAACTTTTGCACCTTCGGATAACTACTCACGTTTCGGATTTTCAACAGTTTCGGGTTCTCTGAATAGTCTGTTACCTTAGCAATGCTATTAATAACGCTCTCCGCGTTTTCTACCCGAGGGTACTCCAGGTTCGGACCAACGATATAATCTTCACTATCAAAGATTGAAACCCATACATTAGTTTCAAGAAGCTCAGAAAGATCTTTTGATGCTGTTTCTTCCATAAACTTAATCGCTTGACGATAGGTCTTAATACTAGCCCTCTTTTCCATGTTAAAAGAGTTAAAGTAAAGTTTGATAGACTTTGACTCAACGATGTATTTTGAATCACTGCTATACATAACCTTCGCTACCCCATTAACAGGTATTCCACTTGAAAGAAGCATAGAAACTTCATACGCATTCCAAATGTCATAACCAACAAAAGGTAGATTATCATCCTGTAACCCAAGATAAGTTCGATTCGCTTGACGAGGTTCTCTCACCAATAGTGAACTATCGTACGTAGACTTATATTCACTCCGTTGCCCTAGATGTTTAGTAATATCACTCATAATCTCTAAATTAAATTATACGCACCATTATAACACGTTTCGCAAAAATGGCTACCGTTTATTTGAAAGTTTTGTTTATCTTCGAATTCTTCGGGATGATTAGTACCATAAATAGTAGGCTTGCTACATACTGAACATGGTATTTTTTCTTCAAGTAAAAACTCTATGTTACTCATTCTCTCTTCTACAGAACCAGAAATTACATGAATATTATCATAATGCTGACCGAATATATACCTATCATACAATTCAATAATATCATTTCTAAATCTAATATCAGTACTTCTAGTACCATCATCTACTAATTCAACATCTTTAGGATCAGTATAAAAAATAAAATCATACAGACTAATCATTTCTCTAAACCAATGTTCAGCAAATTTAAGAACATTATGAGAAACCTTACCATTTTCATACATATAGTAAGTATAGATATACCCGTCAACTATACACCTATCTAATATCAAATCTTGTTCTTTAAGATAAGAACTCTGTACATAAAAATTATCTAGATGAGAATTAATAATAAAACTCTGTGTTAGATTATAATTGTCTGCTGTATTATTAATCTCAAATACATCCTTATCTAGCGCTCTCGTAACTTCATCAATGAAATAATAATTCTTTTCATTATTATTTTCTTTCATCATTTTAAGCAGAGTAGTCTTTCCAGTACTCTGAGCACCTGTGAAGCTAATTATTCGTTGTCCCATATATATATTCTACTTTCCCCAATAACCTTTTTCAACTATTTTCGCAATTTTACTATATAAAGATAAATCATCAAATGCATCCATTACTGGTTCATTCTGCGCCTCTCTTTTATTAACTACTACTAAATTCAACAACCTTTGAACCTTATCATTACATCTAAAGATAAGATTACTCAATGAAGCAGTTCTATTCTCTCTCTTCTCTAAATCTAAACCAACAGAAATATTACCTGTTCCGTAATCATACTGCTTCTTACAAAATAGCTTATATTCCTCTTTCTGCAAATTTCTGAGCTCTCTAGTAGTCTCTGGAAATGTCTTTTCAATCTCTTCAACAATCTTTTGTTCTTTAACCTTCTCAGTAAGAAACTCTACCCACAAATCAATTGAAACTTTATGCAATTCCTTAATAACAGTATTAGTATCAAAAGGTTCGGTTAATGTAATAGTGCGTTCTTTCAATACCTCCCCATCATCCACCTCAGGAGTAACCTTATGAATGACAGAACCGAAAGTAGTATGTTTTAAACTCCATGCTTTCTTCTGAGGATCTTTACCTTTAAGCTCTGGATACTTTGTAATCCATCCTGGATGACCATTATAAATATTGTAACAAAGTGCAATAAAATCTGGTATAATTCTCAAATAACCATGTAGGGTAATAATGTCATCATATATTCTAAATTGAGAAAAAACATCATCCAAATCGTTGTGGTTTATAAATTCGATATCAAAGTTATTGAGAAGTTCTTGGTTAATACCGTCTTTTGATTTCTTATTTGTAAAAACTTTATCAGGTTTAATACCTAGCCGGTTACTAACCTCTAGTATCTCACTACCAGATTGAGAGAAAAAAGCATACCATTTCATATAAATAATTGTATAATAGAAAACTTATAAATCAAATTAATTTTTATGAAAGATAATACTACAAGACTTTTAGCAGAAAGCTATTTAGAAACCAAAAAGCCTAAGGCACAAAAAAATATTCATTTAACGGTATTAGAAAATATTGTTGAAGACTGCGGTGTAACAGAAGATATGTTAATGCAGGAAGGTATCTGGGATACAGTCAAACAAGGGGCTTCAGCTTTAGCAGGAAAAGTCAAACAAGGTGCTCAAGCAGTTGGTGGTGCTATTAAGCAAGGTGCTCAAGCTGTAGGTGGAGCTGCATCAGGAATGATAGGTAAACTTATACAACCTTTTATTCAGAAAATAATTGGTGGTTTAGATGATCAAACTAAACAAAGATTAGCTCAAGTAGCTCAAAACCCTCAACAGTTACAAGCTGAATTACAGAAAGTAGCTAAAGAAGGTGAACAGGAAGCTAAAGCAGATATGGCTAAACTTAATCAACAGGATCAGGCAGCATCAGTTGCAAATGACCCTGCAGCATCTGCAGCCGGTGTACCAGGTTCTCCAGGACAGGCTCCTTCACAAGTTAATGCAAGTACAGAGATTACTTTAGGTCAATATAGAGATCTTTATGAAAGTTATGTAAGAGAGTTTCAGTATGTTGTAGAAAGTGATTTAATTAGAAAGAAACTCGAAGACGCTCTTTCAAGACTTAATGAATATGTTGAAGGTTACGAGAATGTAGTTCTTGAAAATACGATGGGTACTGGTTTAGAAGTACCAATGTATCAAAACAGAAATCCGCAAACTGGACGCTACGCTGCAGGAATGTCAGGATCAGGTTCATTTACAGACAATCCGGATGCTGAAGTTAATTATACTTCTAGTAACTTTCAAGACTCTCCTGCTCCAGCTCCAGCTCCAACCCCGCAGCAAAATAATAAATTAAGACCGGATATAGTTGCAGGTAAGATATTTGATACTTTAGAAACATTTGGTGTTGATACTGATGAGAAAACTAATAATGCTCTTGTTAGTAAATTTGCTAATGACGTTGTAAAAAATCATCAATCAATACAAAAGGCTGGTGAAAAAATAGACGGTAAAAGCACTTTTAGTTCAGATTTTGAAAAGGTTAAGAGATGGTTTTCAGCTCCAGGAAATGAGAAAAGAGGTAAAGTTGCATTAGGTTTATTAACTGCCGTATTAGGGTATGGTATTTTGCCTATGATTGCAACTCCAATGGCTGCAGCTCTTTCTTCTGTCGCTTTGAAGGCAGGAGCGCCTATTAGCTTTAGACAGTTTGGGTAATAAAAAAAGCCCCGCTATTCACGGGGCTTATGCCATTAACTATAACTACATTAGAGATCCTCGAACCTCCCGAGGATCTCTTTAAATTTACTAACATTGTAGTGAATATCAACCAGCTGCTCTTGAGTTACTTCTGATTCAATAAGATCAGCAAGCTTAACAGAAGGCTTTTCATTTAAACCTAAATCACTACTATATCGCAAACCCTTAAGACCCGCTACGATTGGATTAGAAGTATCACAGGATCTAATAGACTTAATACCTTGATAAGCTTTAAATTCTCTAGCTAAAGAAGCTCCAAGTAGGTGATGAGGTTTATTATGATTCCAAATACCTTCACTAATCAGTTGATTAACAAAACGCTGCCTACCCGAACACCACTGTTCAAGCTTATTATTACCAAACCCAGTTGTTTCATAATAACTGTAATCAAAAGAAATAGCAATATAATCTGCATGCTTTGACATAAACTTATAACAATGTACTAGTTCTGTCCATGTCTTACCTTGAACAACACCAATCTTAACACCTGGCACATTGTTATATTTCTCAAGCCAGTCCCGGAAATTTGCCTGAGTAGCTTGTGCGTCTTCAAGTACATCTGGTACAATATAAAAGGTTGGCTTAAGTTCATGTACTTTCTCAACAAAAGCCTCGGGCTCAAACGAATGGCCGAGCTCAAAGATACTATTATCAAGAAGTACGTCTCTGTTTAACTTTCTTGCTTTAACGTAGTGCTCCTTGTACTCTGGGTACTGATCCACAAGGTGTACCAGACAGTAATCATAATCATTAAACGTAACCGATTGTGGTAGTAGTGCAATCGGTACTTCGTGTGATACTTTAATCATAAACTAATAATAGTGTCAAAATCAGGTAAATCAACTAAATATTTTAAATGTCGAGGAACAATTCAAGCTTTAATATAGTTCAATTTAGTAAGAACACCCTTACTAAAGATATTAATAGAGAACTTAATAGTATTCCAAAGTCTGCTAAAGTAGCTGGGCTTTCTCTACAGACTGATTTAACAAAGCAAGCGGGTAAACTTATAGCCAGCCCGCCCCTACCTGCTATTAACGCTGATGTTAATAGTATTGTAGTACCATTGAATGATTTAGCAGCAAACCCTGCAGGGGTAATAAAAAGTTCGTTAAAGACATCTTTTGGCAGACAGGGGCAGCAATTAAGAACTGGATTACTTCAATTAAAGAGTACATTAAAAGTTGGTATTAGAAATTGTTTAAGAAACTCAATTTTAACTCTTACTAATAAAATTCCCAACATTCCTTTTGGTGGAGTTGATATACGAATCAACACCAAATTAAATAAATTACTTGATTTGCAGTTATCTCTTGGATTAGATCTTCTAAATAAGAGATTGGTTCTTGATGTGTCGATAAATAAATCTTTTGGAGGTCTTAAGCAAAATAAAAGTTTAAATTTTATGACAGGTAAACTTCAGGGAGAAATCAATAAAGAAATTAATAATATTTGTAATAATATTTCTCCAAGAAACAAAAAAGGCTTTAATAATAACAGCTATATGAAAAATTATGTTGATACTCAAGTATTAAAAGTAATGGATTGTGTAGAAAATAAAATGATTAAAGCAGCAGGAGGTTTTGATATTACAGCTCCAGCAGATTTTTTTGACAAAGTTACCGGTAAGCTACTTCAACCAGGTATTGAGGCAGATACAAAGCTTGATGCAGCTTTAAATAAGATAGGTGGTAGAGTAAGTGGTGCTATTGATAGTGTTGATTCTGCTATTGCTAAAACAGCTGGGAAAGTACAATCATTGTTAGTACCATTAGCTAATACTGCGACTAAGGCTGTTGATTCAATTAATAACGCTATAAACAGCAATGTAGCGAAACTTATTCCTAACCCAGACGAATGTAAGTAATGAGATATAGTAACGCAATAAGTGGAAGTCCGGCTAAAACACCTTTACCTACATACTACGGTAATTATTTAGGTATTGTTATACAAAATAATGATCCTGAAAAAAGAGGTAGAGTTAAGGTGTATGTACCGCATATATCCCCTACAATTTATGAAACTGTAAAAAGAGATAATAAAGACAAATATTATAAGTTTATGGGTGATAATATCCAGACCGATCTAACACCCAAACTAGTAGAAGATTTAAAAAGTATTTTACCATGGAGCGAGGTTGTTGCTCCAGTCTCCTCAGGAGCTTCTTCAGGTAAGTATATAAATTATAACAATACTGCTTCGATTTCTGACTCTAATAGAGTTGAAACATCTATACCTTCTTCACCCACTACTTCTAAATACTCTCTTAATAAAGACGGTACAGGCGAAAAATACGGCAAAATATATGAAATAAATGAAGGTCAACAATCTGATGCCTTTTCTAAGACAATTAATTCAAACATTGGTGACAGATCGACGGGTAATCCTAATCGAGTTAATCCTTACACTCATTTATATAAGCCTAAAACTTATTCAAATTGCGGTAAAGGTCAGTTCGCGATCCCAGATGTAGGAGCCCATGTGTGGGTTTTCTTCAGAGAAGGTAATCCACAGTACCCTGTAATATTTGGTACAATGCTCGGATCATCGGACTGGAAGAGCGTATATCAAGGGGAAGACAATTTCCCTGTAGATTATCCTGGAGACTATAATAATGTGGGAAAAGCTGATCTACAAGACTATTCCCCTGATGTTGAGACGTATAGAGGTAAGATGGTACTCAACCAAAAAGGTGGGGTAATAGAAGTAGTTAACACAGATAATAAAGAAGCAATTAGATTTACTGGATATAGCGGCTCATATACAGAACTTAATAATGATTCTTCTGTTGAGTTTAACGCTAATAATAAACAAATATTAACTCTAGCTGACCACTTTGAAACTATTAATGGATATAAAAACGAATTTACTCAAAGAGACTTGGATGAAATTGTAAGAGGTGATCATTTTGAAAAGGTTGGCAACTTTAATAAAGATGCAATGCAGGAGTGGAAAAACATTGCTGAAGAGGTAGCATCTATTAAGCAGCTTTTTGAAATTAAGAGAACTCCGTTAATAACTTCTTTTGATAATCTTTTTGATTATACTTCATCTTTACAGACAAGAGTTGGCAGCTTTGGCCGTTGTCCGGTTTGTAGCGCGGATTATAGAGCACCTATCTGGTATAGAAGAAATACTTTTTACTTCTATAGACAAGTAAACAGTTCAGCAAGGTATACAAGATCTATTCCTATGGCAGGTAACTGGACTACCTCTTTTAATATGATTAACGATTCTAGTTTTTCAGAGGTTAGAGCATCAGGATGGAGAGGAAGAAATATTACTGTATTCAATTACGGTAAAGCTTCTACCTTTACTCAACCAACAGTTAATTCTAAAAACTTTTTAGGTAGTGGCCCGTGCCCGGTTTGTAACGGTACAGGTATAAGTCCTAGTTCTCAAAACGGAAATTGGGAAAAAGAAGATAAAGAAGACTTACTAAAATTAAAATTAGAATCTAAAATAGCTGAAATTACTGAGATTGAAAAGCGATTAGGTCTTGGTGGTTCAAAAATTATACAAGTCTCAAAACATCAATCAGAAACTATTGGGTTAGTAATGAATGATTTACCTAATATTAGAAAAGATAATGTAGGTAAGATAACTAACAATTCTGTCAACGTAGCAAAAGAGGGGGTTTATATTAGTATGAAAGAATCTCCTATCTACGAATATGTACATGTAGAAGATTTACCTGGTGGTACATATAATCTAAATGTATGTAATAGATGGAATGTTTTAGTAGGTTCAGGAGGAGTTGCTATAAAATCTTACGGTCCGGTTGATATTGCAGGGTCTATTACTAATCTTACCGGAGAACAAGTTAATATTTCTTCAGACAGTGAAATTAACATACAAGCCAACAAAAGACTTTTCTTAGAGTCAGATATTCTTACTCTACGCCAAACAAACGGTGAACAAGTTTTAATTGATAGTAACTTAGGAGTTTCTCAGAATTTAGTTGTCGCTGGAAGTTCTCACTTCGAAGGCGAGGTTACTCTTCAGCATATTACTGCTCCTATTGAATTTCAAGAAACAGAACAAGTAAAACTTGAAGGTTTTGTTCTTCCTAATACAACTTATAGAGGTTTTATCTCTTTACCTGGTTGTAGATGTAGTTCTAGCTTTTCAATGTACTTCTCTCATAAAGTCCCAGTAAATGTAGGTAATCATTCTCATCAATTTAGAAATGTACCTTTAACTTTAATGGCGGAAGCTGATGATGTTAGACAGATCGGTAGTAGTAATACTTCACCATCTGAAAGAACAACTGCGTTTCCACCAGTGAATGAAAAGAAAAACGCTATTACCATAAGAGATAATAGCGCTGTTAAAAGGACCTAATAGAAAAAATCTATTACTTTATTTTAATTTTTCTAACTGGAGGTAAAACTTCCTCTTTTTTAGTAATTTCAAGCTCAAGAATACCGTTTTTGAATTCTGCATTAACTTGTTCTGGGTCGAGATTTTCACCTAACGTAAAAGATCTTGTAAAAGCAGATCGTTTCAACTCTTTTCTAATAAAAGTTGCTACTTCACATTCATCTCTGCTGTTTTTTGATCCTGAAATTGTAAGAACGTTTACACCATCTTGAGGAACAATTTCAACATTTACATCCTTTTTATCTAAACCTGGAACAGATGCAAAGATTTTAACACATTTTTCACAATCGAGAATATCTACCTTAGGGTAAGATGAGTCTGAAAATGCATTAATCCCGAAAGAATTAGACCAATCTGGAAAAGCTTCGTTAAAAAACTTATCAAAAACTGAATCTAATGATCCAACAACCTCGTTACGAACGTGGTGACCGCCGAATGGTAATTTATATTTTGTAATTTTCATATTTTTTATGTTTTTCTCACTATCACTATGATTAGCGAGTAGAAGGTGCCTTTGGCTCCCTTCTGTGTAAAAATATTTTAACCTAGTTATTTTAAAAATTCAACTACTTTTTTGCTACTCTTTGGCTAACAGGGAATAGTTTTTCATTACTTTCTAGAGATTTTTTATATATTTTAACTAATTCCCTTAAATCTTTTTTTGTTTCTGTTAATTCGTCTTTAGTCATAGTTTCTTTTGAGTGTCTATAGATTTCAATAATAAAATCTGCATCAATCTCCCTTCCTTCCTTGATGTAAGAATCTATGATATCTTGTACAGTCATTATGTTTCTATCGACCCTGTATAAGGATCTGCCTTAAACCCATACTTACTTAAGAAATCTTCCTCAGATTCATAGTCACTTTCTCCAGAATCTTCGTCTTCTACATCTTCTGCTTTAGTTAATACACCTTTTGCAATTAAACTATTAAGAAGTGGTATAATTTCTGATCGTCTTTCTCTAAACTTAAGAGAACTTTCAAGCTTGTTTCTCATTTGCTTACCAGTTGATTCAGGTTCAAGATATTCTAATGCATCTGATTCGTCATCTGTTAACTCTATATCCCCTACGTCTTCAATATCATAGTTATTAAAATTATTAAATTGTAGTTCAGGCTCTGGTTCTTGAAGAGAAGCGGTTGTTTTTATTTCGACTTCTTCGGAATCTCCATCAACCCCTACTTCTTCTTGCTCCGAATCATCAATATCTTCGATCTTGTCTTTAGTATCATCTAAATCGTCTTGTACCTTATCCTCAACTTCACTTGACATATCATCAACGATGTCAGAAGCAACTTGAGGTAATTCATCTTCCTCTACATCTCCTTTTTGAATTTTACTTAAATCTGCTTTAGTATCTATAACTCCTTGATCTTCAAAGGCTTTCATCACCGCTCTTGCTGCGTAATAATCTCTCGCCATATAAGATTTACCACCAGAAGCTTTTTTAGAGTCAGGAAATATATCGTTAATTGACTTTCTAATAAATTCAGCTACTTTATCTTGAAATTCTTTTCTCGAAAGAGGAGAAGGTTCAGAAAGATAGTCTAAAATATACTCTCCGGTTTTAACAATTACTTCTTTAATTTTTTCATCATCATCTCCAGTTACATCAGTAATGGAGTAGGTTGCTTGAGAGGATGAAGGTTCGAAAGATCCTATATCGCCAATACCAGCGATAGGGGCTTCATTTAGTCCGATAGCTTCAGTAATAAGCTTATTAAAAGTTTCATCAAAGATGCTTGTATTCATAATAGTATTTATAAATTAACATAAATATTTATATGGCAGCGATTAATTTATCAGACTTAAATCTGAACAGCCCGCAAAATATTCAACTTAATCAAGTTACAAGTTTTGTAGTATTAAATGACTCTAATTATCCAGCTTTATCTACCACGGTAGTTGACGGGTATGATAGTCAGGGTAACGCCTTATCATCTGTACAAGTGTTCCCAAGAACAGCTAAACTAGTTTGTGACATTGACAACATATCTGACGGTCCTGTAACAATTAATAATACTATAGGCCAAAATTTACAATTAGCGCAAGTCACTAGCTATGCTCCATTGCTAAACGATGATTCGAACTTTCCTGCCCTATCTACTACCGTGGTAGAAGGTTTTTACTCCTTTGGCAGCGCTATTGAAAAAACCCAAATAAATCCAAGATGTGTACAGTTTGTTAAATTTGCTTCTGGAATTCCTTATCTTATTGATGTACCTCTACCTATTCAATTAGGTCAAGTAGGTAACTTTTTTCCTGTTACTGGTGGTATACCTGATATTGAAACTACCGTAGTTAATGGTTATGATAGCAGTGTACAAGGAAATCCTTTATCAAGCGTTCAAGTAAGCCCAAGAAATGTTTCTCTTGTACAAGATGTACCTGTAATTAACTGGCAACAAGAATATGCTGCTCCTATCCAATTAAGCCAGGTAACAAATTATATAGCAATTAATTCTACTAACCCTACATATCCCGGGATTGAAACTACTGTAGTTAATGGATATGATAGTAGTGTACAAGGAAATCCTTTATCAAGTACTCAGATATTCAATAGAACAGCATCTCTAGTACATAAAGTAAATGGAGCTACTATTGATACAGAAACGAAATTACCTATTAATATGCTGCAAACCTTAAGCTATGTAGCCTTGCAAAATAATGACGCAACATACCCGGCTTTAGAAACAACAGTAGTAAATGGTTATGATAGTAGTGTAGCTGGAAATCCTTTATCTAGCACACAGGTATTTCCAAGAATGGTTCAATTAGTTTATGTAGTTAATACCTAAAGATAAAAAGCATATCTTTAAAGAATTCAGTTTCATATCTATATCTTTTTCCGAGATACTTCCATACAGCTTGAGCATCATCGG